TAAAGTCATTTTTATTCCTTAAAATATTAATCCGTAAACTAAGGCCTTGGTAGCACTGATCAATTCACCTGCAGATCCTTGATTAATATAATATATGCCAGTGCCACCAGTCTTCTGTTCTCTTCTTGTATATATCAAACTTTTTCCTACAAGATATATTGGATCTAATTCTTCAGGCGGAGTATCTTTTATGGTTATTTTTGATTCAAGATTAATTATGCCATCAGATGGGCTTATAGTAAATGGCGAACTCAATCTTGAATTAGTATTTTCTGTAGTGATGCTTGTGCCAGATATTCTAATTTTAGATGTACTTGGTGATAATACATCACCAACTAATATACCATCATTGTCCACAATAAATTTAACTCTTTTAAATGTAGACTGCGGATCTGAAACTGATATTTGAACTTCAGTTCTTGCATCTGAAGCCTGTGTATCATAAGTTTGTATTCCAGTATTAGTTTTAATAAACGATCCGCCAACGTTTTTATACCTATACATTTTTTCAATAAGAGCATTACCTGCTTCAGCAGCAACATAATTTGTTAAAAATGCTAAGTTTGGAATATCATTACCTTCACTTATCCTATCTTGATAGGGATTACTTGTAGGATCTATCCTAACTGATAACACCCCGCTATCACCTAAATCAAATATTAAACTACTAAAATTTCTGGTGGCACTGCCAGTAGTTATATTATTAATTTGTAAGCCAACAAGATCATTATTACTATTTTTTAGTACAAAACTACCATCAACTCTAGTACCTAGCACTGGATTGTAATGACTTATTTCCTCATCAAAAAACATTTGAGCTGCATATTTGTCTGGGTTAACACCCCTTTGAATCATTATGCCAGCTTGCCCATCATTTAAAGTTCTAGAAATTCCATTAGTGCCCTTATCACCTCTGTTTAATTCAATGATGTTATCTTCAACTTGCATGTCAGTGACGTTGACATAGTTGGCAACGCCAGTGACATTTAAGCTTCCAATGATAGTGACCTGCCCTGTTTCACCAGTGTCAAGTTTAATTTCACTGCCATTTTTGGCAATGATTTTATAGCCACCTTCTTGAATTCTTAGAACTTTTGACATATTAGGTCGTTGGGGTTAATACAATAAAATCACCTGTACTATCTTGGTAGTTACTTAGATACCATGTATATGTGTTCCCACTAAAATCAGTGGCCAATCTCTTGGTCAATTTGGCAATGGCAATTGATCCTGCTGAGGGTGTGTATCCTGGTGTAGGTGTTTTTGCTGTATCTGTAGAACCGGTGATTAAAATATCACCATCACTGACCACACTTGCAGCTAATACACCAGTTTGAAATGTTGTGCCATCTCTTGAAACAACATAAGTTTTTGCACCACGTTGTTTAACAATCCAATAACCATTATTAGATATACCGTTAAACCTGCCTGCTACTCTAATACCTGCATCACCTGTGAATGTGCCAATTACCTTGACACCGTTAATATCTTTACTTAGTGGACGTCCCATTTTTTTCTCCTTTTAATGGCGTTCTAGGCCTACGGGGCGGGAACCCCATAATTATCTAGACAAATTATTTATCAATACTGTCTAGTTAGATGCTTGCCGTCTGTATGATATATTGTGGGAGGATGACCCATTGGGCCGTACATAGCACCGCGAATTGGGCTGGCTGTTAAAAATTCTTCCAAACCATAAGCGCCGCTAAATCTTACATAATGTGTATGACGTGCTGCCTCATCTCGCCAGCGTTTTCTATTAATAATATGAGGATTGTTGCTGACACAATCGGTTGTGCAAAAATCAAAAACTTTTCCTTTAACTTCTACCACATTCAAATCCATGCCTCTAGATGCTATTATGTCATCTTGATTGCCTTCTTCTTTTCTATTGAATCTTAAATGTAAAATGTCGTCTTTACGCATACCATCTACAATTTGTGGCAAAGTATGTTTGATATTTTTAGCAAGAAAATCCCAGTCATGCTCTAACATAAACAAAAATTCAGCATTACTAGTATTAACAGCCATATGATATCCATGACTCATTCCACCAACTTCATGATTAACAATGGGGAATATTTTTTTTAAATTATTAATATATTCTTCTGATGCTTCTACATTGGGATTACGATCACACCAAACTGTGGTTTTTACCTTATATTTGAAAGTATCTATAAAGGACTTATAGGTATTTTCAATATGAGTAGTTGATGGTGCATGTACTGTGGAATTAGTAAAAATATGTAGTTCAATTATCATGCACTTATTTATTCAGTCATAAAAAAGGCACTACGAATAGTGCCTTTTAAAAGTCGCTCATTGACTAATACAGATTAGCTGAACTTAACGTTACCGCTATTAATACCTACTTTGCCTAGGTAGTCTGCTGCATTACCAAGAGAACTTGCTGTGTTGGAAAGTTCAACATATCCGTAACGTGTCATAAAGCTTACGACTGGTTCGAATGTTGTTGGATCTAGTACAACACCACTGCTCATCAATGGAATGTATGGGCAATAGAATGCTGCTGCATCACTTTCACTTGTACCTTTGTATCCAATAAGGATATCAGCGGTATCTTGAGCATATGTGTTAACATAAATCTTCATTGCGCCGTTTAGTGTACCAACAAACTTGGTGTTTGTTGGAGCTTCGAATGTACCTTCAGTGGTACGTGCAAAAGCTGATGTTGTTGCGCTTTGTAGAATTGTTAGTGTAAATGGACTTACAACTGCCCAGTTACCAGCGCCACGACGTGTACGCTGTGCAATGATGTTTGCAACACGGTTGATTTGAACTGCTAGAGCAGCATGTTCGTCACCAACGAATGTAGCTGTACCACTGACCTGTGCTTGGTTGTATGTCAACGCTGCTGCACCTGCCAAGCTGTTTAGGCTTGCTAGGATCTCTTGGTCAATCTCAGCAGTAATTTCTTGTGCTAGAGCTGCCATGATTTCAGCTTCGATGTCAATACCTTGTTGGGCTTGTGCGTCTTGAGCTGCCTCAAATGTCCAACGAGCTGATAGCTTACGTGTCTTAGCTTCAACTGTTTGCTTGAGGATTTGAATGCTCATACGCTTTCCAGCTACGCCTTCAAGAGCTGCTGTACTTGCAGCCTTACCAGTGTTAGCACCGGAATACTGCTCAGCAATCTTGAATGGGCTTAGTGCCTCTTCACCTGCTGTTACACCAACAACGTCGCCATTGGCATTGACGCTGTCGCTATAACGAACACGTAGAGTATGGATTTGACCAACTGGTCCAGTCATTGGTTGTACGCCTAGTAACTCGTTAGCGATAACGGTTGGCATAACGCGACGGATTACTGGAAGAATCACGCGGTTTAGTGTTGCTACGTTGCCGGCAGAGGTACCACCAGCTGTTGCGCTCTCTGCCAAATACTTACGTGTATTTTCTAAAGTAACACCCATCACTGATTTCTTTGTACCTTGAAGACCCTCTAATAGAGCCTCTTTAGTCTCCTGCCAACGACTTGTTAGTAGTTGTGACATTGTATAATCTCCTTAATTATATTCCAGCCAGGCGACGGATATCAACGATGTTACTATCGGGCTCGCTGCTGATTGTTGTTTCTTTGGTAACCTTGTTACCGGTAATTTCTTTTGCCTCTACAAGTGCCTGTCTTCTTTTTGGAGCACCGCCACCGTCGATAACGGTTGGCAAATACTTGTTAAAACTTTCTGTCAATCTCTGAGTTTGAACAGTTTCCAAAAGCTCGCTCATAATTCCCTTTTGTTCTGAGTTCAATGGAGCCAATAGCTCACTCATGACTGCCTTTCTTTGAATGCTTTCTTTTAGTACACGAATTTCAGTCTGCTTGCTTTCAATGACCTTTTGAGCCTTTGATAGTACAGTATGTGCTTCAGCAATCTCATAGTCCTTTTTATTGACAACTTTGAGTAACTTACTTGTTTCTGATTTCTCATTCAAGTAACTAGCTTGATATTCATTACTAAATGCTTCAAATATTCTACGTCCAAAGTCTGCCCGTCTTGCTGATTCAATGTCTTCTTTTAGTTGTACTAACTCTCTATTCAAGTTATTAGTAACTAAACCTTCAACCATTACCGCAGCACGTTTGACAAACTGTTTCTTCATTTGACCTAATGCAACACGACCTTCCTTGATCAACTTGACCTTGGTAGCTGCTAAATCTTTCTTATCTGCATAAAATTCCGCAATTTCATTAGCGAGTGCTTCTACTACAAATTCTTCTAATTTAAAGAACTTACTGGCCATAGCTTTTTGGTCTTCATGCAATTCTTTGACTTCGCCAGCTAAACTTCTAAGAACGAATTCTTTTAATTTTTTACTGTCTTGTTTCATCTTAACTGCATACTTGGCCTTAGCTTCAATAAGTTGGGCACGATCTTCAGCAAACTCAGCAATTTCAGGAGCCAACTGATCACCGATCATACGATCGATTGCTTCGATCATGACTTGACGGTCATGGTCATAGCGTTGACTAAATTCTTCTCTAAGTTGTTGAGTCACTTGTTCACGGTTCTCGGCAATGCGAGCCTCCCATGCTTCCTCAATTTGTACTCTTACACTCTCACTAACCACATTGTTTTCAAATAAGCCTTTCAATACGTCCAACATGTGATTCTCCTTTTATTGGAGTTTGCTTATTATTTTTAATAAGCTCTCTTTGATGTATTTTTGTGCTTTTGGATCACCCTTGACCTCTTTCGCTATGCGTAAAGCATTATGGCCACCTCTAGCGTTCATGATATGTTCATAAATTGGTGTGGGATATGCTCCAGGAGCACTAGGTTGAGCCACCACATCTACTGTGATAATCTCAAAATCGCTGACTTTGCCAGTTCCATCACCGCTGACATTGCCAGAACCTCTGCTTGATACTCCCAACTTGACTCCACTTTCCAACATAGTACGCACTAGTTGGCCCATGGGTGTTGGCAATATCTTGAATTTTCCATAACCATTTGGACCGTCCATCCACATTTCAGTAATCATGTGTGACACACGGTCCAAATTGATCTTTAAGTCATCTGGATGATCTACTTCGCCCAAAACGCTATATCCGCCTGTAATTTGATCATTCAAAGTTTTGACAGCTCTTTCAATTTCATCTACAGGATATACTCTCTGGTTGGCATTTTTGATGCCACCCTGAATGCAGATACCCTTCATGTAAAGGTTTTTGCCGTCTTGGCCGTCAGTTTCGACCACCATACGGGCTTGGTCGAAACTGAGATTTTCACGTAAGTAGTTCATCTATCTTTTTACTTTGCTCTACCTGGAGCACCATTCAACGGACTTCCTGCACTCTTATCTCCGTTGTCACCTGTGCCCTTCTTCTCTGCTCCATGTCCTGGCTCTTTCTTCTTAAATGCTGTTTTACCTGCATTACCGCCTGGCTTATTGATGTTTCCACCATCTTGTAGTTGTGGCTTGCTACCTTTGAACACACCATTGCCTTTCAATTGACCTTGATTAGCAAATGTTGGAGTTTCTGTACCGCCTTGATTTAAATTCTTAGCTGTACCGCCCATGTCGTTCTTACCGGCTACAATTGACTTAGTGTTTACACCATCGTCGCCCATTTTACCAAAAGTTGTATAGTCTTTGCCGCCAACTTTTTCTACATACTCACGGATGAAGTCTTCTTCAGTTTGATCATCTTCTTCATCATCAGAACCTTCATAATAACCTTCTTCTTCACCTTCTTCTTCCTCACCGCCCATGTCGTCGCCACCAAAGTCGCCACCCATGTCGTCTTCACCTTCTTCACCTTCTTCACCACCCATTAAGGTTTCAAACTCATCCTTAAGAGCTTCTAATTCTGCTTCTAGGTCATCTAAACGATCACCTAATTCTTCTTCGCCGCCCATGCCCATTTCGTCATCGCCGCCGAACTCATCATCGCCCATGTCGCCCATGTCATCATCGGATTCAACATCACCTAACATGTCGTCAGTTTCATCACCGCCCATGGCTTCTTCTTCTGGCATACCGCCCATGTCTTCCATGCCTTCTTCAGGCTCCATTTCCATACTTTCTTCTGTTTCTTCTTCGAAATCATCAGCTAGTAGATTTTCATAAATCTCACGGGATTTAGCTACTACGATGTCATGGAATAATTCTCGTGCTTTGGCCTCATTGTCATTGATAAGGTGCTCAAGCATCTGCTCGAATTTTGAACGATCTGTCATTTTGTTCTCCTATAGGTAATGAGCTGTCAAGTATATTTACATATAACTGTAAAAATTGGTTGATAATGATGTGATTTTAACGTATTTTTTCCCAGCTGGACATTATGTCCCTAAAATCATTAAAAAATAGTCGTTTATAATTATCATAACGCCAAGGTGGATCAAAAAAAGTCTCCACATTGACTCTATAATATTTTACTGTGCTGTTGTCTTTTATTATTTTTTCAGTTTGTCTAAGCCAATTACCATGGTAGGTAGCTGGGTCTGAACTCTTTTTATAATTGTTTGTGTTGGCATAGACATTATTGATTTTGCCTTTGAGACCTTCATAATCAAAACCAAAAATATAGACCTCATCAGGTCTATGACTAGTAGCTAGATTTAATGCTGTTGGGCCACTGCTCCAACCTAAATTAGGTTCAAAGTAATTAAATTTTTCGTAATTTTTGTAATTAGGGATATAATTAGTCCATACTTGATTAGTCAATTGATACTTACTTTCATTTATTTCATTGACCATCTTACTGTCCACAGCCACAAGATAATCTGGACTAAAATCTCTGTAAACTGCATTACAGGCGTAGATTAGTCCATATGGCTTAACTTCATCAAATCCCATGTTAAGTCGTGTTCGACCATTGCCAAACACAAAACTTCTTTTCATAGAGGCTTACGTCTGCACATCCAAACAACAGACTGAAATTCGTCTTGCATATACGGAACACATTTATTTCTATCCAATGCTTCCTTTATGTCTGCAAAAGTGATCTCACACCACAACCATTCATTGGGAGTGATGTATTTTTCAAAGTACTCTTTACTTTCACTATAGTCATGTGCCATGATAAAATCACCTGGCTTAAGCAAATCTGCTAACAAATTAACTTCATTAATTTTATTACCACCGTCACACATCAATACAGTAGTACCTGGATTTTGAATAGCATTTTTGATTTCATCATAATTACTTTCTCTAATGCTGGTATAATTATCACTGAACAAATTACAACAACGTACAATAATGCCATCATCTCTTAATTGTTGATATTGTCCTAAATTAATCACATCATAAGTAGTATAAGAATACTGATAATTCAATCCTTTTAAGATATTATTAAGCGCCAATGATGCGCCGCCCTGTCCAGTACCAATTTCCACAACGTTCACAGGCTTTACTTGTGAAAAAAACTTTTCAAAAACAGGTATAAAATTTCTATGCTGCTGGCCAATCAAACCATATAAACTCAGATTCCAATCCATCTTTAATCCTTTAATAAGTTAATAATTTAAGCTGCTGGTGCAGCAGGTTCAGCCCCGTACATACTTTGTACAAATGTGAGTTCTTCTTCCATTTCTAAAATATGCGCTTCCGAGCCTTTCCTTAAATCATTTATCTGTTTTAAAGTGAGTCTGGTTTTTCTTGTGTCGCTACGCAAGAGTTCTTCAACATCTCGTGCTGCATCAAACCTAAAGTCGTTGCCAACTTTTTGTGTTTCAGGATTGAGGTAGAATAACTCTCTTAGGATCATATATCTATTTATTAAACTGTGGGAGGAGGTGCACCACCTGCACCTGCTGTCATGCCCATGCCAGTGTCAGTTCCTGGCGGCATACCTCCAGCAGCTTGAGCCATATCCTCTGGAGCACTGGTATCACTGCTTAATTCTAAATCACTGTCAATGCCAGCAGCACTGACACCTGCACTACGCAATTCTCCACTGGCATCTGTACCAGTAATATTGCTCATACCTTTTTCCTGCTTCCATAGGTTTTCGTTTTCTGCCATCTCTTCTTCACTGAGACCTAAGAACCTCTTCAAGGCAAAACGCTTACTGATATAAGGAATAGCCTGTATGGTATTGAATGTGTTAATTCTTTGGCCATCAACTTCAGATTGACGATAAGCAGCAAAGTTTTGAGGTGGTTGAAAACGTATCTCAAATAAACTAGTATCAATATTGATACCTTTACTATACAAATAACGTTTGAATTCCTGATCAAATACACCAGTTAATAAGGTTTGCAAACGTATGCAATAATTATTAAAACGCAATTCTTGAATATAAGCAGTGCCTACTCTTCCATCATTATATTGTGCTTGACTGTCATCTGCACCAGTTGGCAAATAACTACTAGGAATACGTAATGCTCTAAATAACTTATTAGTAAAGTACTTTAGGTCATCAATCTCACCTAAATTAGTACCGCCTGCTAGTGTTTCAACTTTACTGCCTCTGCCGCCTTCAGTCTGCGGGAAGAAATAATCTTCACTGATACTTAATGGATTATAAGCACTGTCAATAACGTTCATGCCGCCGCCGCTCTGACTGGGAATACGACGTTGATGAATCTCATTTTTAACACGTTCTACAAAGGCCATGGCCATGTGACTAGGCATGTTACCTACATCAATATAAAATATTCTACGCTCTGGTGCTCGTTGTATACGATAGATTAGAATAGCATCTTCTAATAGTTCTTTTTGTTTGTATACTTTAAACACTTGTTCTAATAAACTATTACCAAACGGAAAATTGTTGTCAAGGCCTTCACTTAAACTTAAATGTACTACATGAGCAGCATCAATGGACATTTCATTTTCACCAATGTGAAATCTATCTCCATACTGAGTTGGGTAAGCCCCTGTTGCTCCCCTAGCTTGTCCGCCACCTGCAACGTAGTTACTACCTCTATTATTAGTTTGATTAGGACTAGTTTGAATCTGTGTGGCTACTAGATTTTGAAAATTAGGTGCTAAGTCACGCACTACATACTGTTCAGGTTTCTTACCTTCACTTTCGTTTACAATAACCTTGACTAATTTACTAGGATCTACATAAAACCATTTTTGTGTTTCTGGATCTCTAATAAAAAACGCATCGCCATACTTGAAAGTATTACGCACTATACGAAAAAATCTTGTATCAAATTGTTGTACTTTGAACCACTGTTGTACGTATTCCCTTAGTACTCGTATCTCAGAATTAGTAGCTTTATCTTTAAAACTGAGATGAAAGGTTGTGTTATTTTCTTTATTTTTCTGTGTGCAAAATTCTGCTAAAATATCCAGTGCTGCATTAACTTCTGGATCCATGTCCATAGTGTCATATTGCATGTAACGTTCTATTCTATTGGGACTACCCACATAAATGTCTGGCAAATAGCTGCTGTAATTACTGCGAGCAGGACCTGCTTTATTGCCGTTGCCCATGGGACTACTAGTACCAGAAAGATTACTGGAAGTAGGGGCAGGGGTAAAGTATCTACGCCAACTCATCAATGAGCTCCTATTAGGTTTCCGCCAGCTGCTGATGCAACTCCCTTAGTAGCTTTAATTTGATCTCTCAGCAATGAACCATTTGTATTATTTACTGCAATTAGTTTTTCCATAGCAGTATTTAATTTTTCTAAGGTTTTTACCACGTCGTCTAGGCTTTTTGTTTCGCTCTTTTCATCAGATTTGCCTTTTTTATCTTCCTCTGTTTTCTTTTTATCTTCTGCTGCTTTTTTAGATTCCTCTGCTTGTCTTTTAAATTTGGCATTTTCTCTAGCGTCATCTGGATTTTCTACTTTAGGCAAGGCTTTCTCATCTTTTTTAGGTTGAGCTAAAATTGGCATACCATCTTTGCCAATTTTAGCCACACTGCCAAATGATATTTTGGATCTATCTAATGTATCTTTAGGTTCAGCAGCAGGTGATTCCATACCTCCAAATTCATCTGTTTGACCCTTCCATTCAGCTTTTGGTGATTCCATACCACCAAATTCATCTGTTTGACCTTGCCATTCAGCTTTTGGTGATTCCATACCACCAAATTCATCTGTTTGACCTTGCCATTCAGCTTTTGGTAATGCACTGTCAATATCATCACTGACCTGTGTTAATGAGTCACTGAAATCAGTACTTGATTCTTCCACAGTACCAATTAAGTCCCCCATTGACTCATCAACTACTTTAGATAAATTCTCATTGGCTTCTTTTAATTCTTGTGCCGCCATTTCGTACTTGTCTAAGAAGTCTTCATCATCCACACTAAGACTAGCTAGTTTTTCTTGTGCCTCTTTCTGTTTTGCTATGGCCTTATCTATATTATCCTGTGCTTCGGCAGCTTTCATTTCTGCATCAGTGGCGCCCTTACTTGGAACTACACTGTCAATATCATCACTTATCTGTTCACTATACTTGGGTCCAAGATCCATATTTTGCAACATTTGCACGCCAATGGCTTCATCGACGCCACCAAATTCATCTGGAACTACACTGTCAATATCCTCACCAATTTTATCTTTATCAACATGAGTGAATTTGGCTTGTGCTGCTGAATCGATTTGTGCTGCTTCAAGTTCCTCATCAAGATCAATGGCATCCAACTCCATTTTGTCTCGAGCTGCCTTTTCTGCTGCAAGATCAGCCTCTGATTTACTTGGAACTACACTGTCAATATCCTCACCAATTTTATCTTTATCAACATGAGTGAATTTGGCCTGTGCTGCTGTATCAATTTGTGCTGCTTCAAGTTGCTCATCATTGTCAATAGCATCCAGCTCTATTTTGTCTCGAGCTGCCTTTTCTGCTGCAAGATCAGCCTCTGATTTACTTGGCACTATGCTATCAATATCCTCACCAATTTTATCTTTATCAACATGAGTGAATTTGGCCTGTGCGGCGACATCCGCTTGTGCTGCTTCAAGTTCCTCATCATTATTAATGGCGTCCAACTCCATTTTATCCCGTGCTTGCTGCTCGGCGCTCTTAAGCTCATTTTCATTTGATTCTTTTTTAACTTTACCTAAGGCCTCATCTAGTTTGGCTTGCTCTTCTAAATTACGTTTAAGATTATTTTCAGCTCTTATTACACCATTCTGAAATGTTTTTAATTGACGTTGTTCTTCATTTGTTAAATCTCTTTCACCAGCTATTTCTCGTAATGCAGCTACTCTAGCTTGGTTAGCTGCCAGTCTATCCTCAATGCCTTCTCGGCGTTTTGCTAGGTCTTCTGATTTTTTTGTTAGATCTTGCATACTTTGAACTGGCAAGGCATCCTTCATGTCTTTAGAAATGTCTTTTGATTTTTCTGCAACTAGTACTTGTAATGCTTTATATTCGTCATTACTTTTTGCATTTGCTTCACGTTCACGTTCTTGTTTTTCTTTAAGAGGTTTTTCAATAGCCTCAATTTC